GGTGCTATAAGCGCCCTTTTTGTTGTCTAAAATTAAGTGTATTCAATATCCACATCAGTAAAATATCCTTCTATTATGTTTTGCACAATGATAGGATTGCAATGAACATATTCTCTATTCACTTTAAACGATTCTTTCAATAGACTGAGTATCTTTCGCTCATGTACAATGTCTGGTATTTCGTATATTTTTTTGAAGTAACAATCTGGTGCAGCAGTTCTATATGCTTTTATTCGTTGCTCAGGATCTTTTGTAATGCCTAGTTTACAATAGTCTGGTTTATGCGGGTCAATCAAAATATAATATTTCAATATAATTTATCTCCTATAATTATATAGGTATTTATTCCCGATAAATAGTTATATGAATAGAATAGCAAAAGTACGTAGGTTCTCAAATGCATTGCATGATGCATCAACTCAGCCCGAAAAATTATTAGTATTAGAAAAATACAAGAAAGATTCACTAATACAATTGTTAGTGACGTTTGCATATAATCCTATGATGCAATTTGATATGAAAGATTGGGTCCCGAGTAAAACTGGAAAAACACATGGAATGGGTATACCTAAGTTTGTGCATTTGTATGAAGAGATTTTAAATAACAAGTACACACTGTCCGAAGCAAAATTCGCATGTAACCTAGCAGTTACACACATGAATGAAGAAGAAGTTCCCATATTTGTTGCAATAATGAAAAACGATTGTGATTGGGGTCTTGAGTTAGATACCATCAATAATGTGTGGGAAACTTTAATATCAGCATATCCAGTTCAACATTCCAGTGAATACTCAGAAGAGAGTATTAAAAACATTACATTCCCATGTGTTGCACAACAGATAGTAGATGGTGTTCGCTTGAATATTATTGTGCGTAATGAAGTGGTAGAGTTTAAGAATGAACTTGGTGAATTAATGCATGAGTTTGATGAGTATGGTGATCAATTTAAAATATTAACACAAAATGGTACAACTGTATTTGATGGGTGTGCAGTAGTTGTAGATGATAAACTGAATGTGATCGGTACTACACTAGATGACATTAGAGCAGCAAACATAGCAGACATCAAATTCTTCTTATGGGATTCTGTACGATATGATGGATTTGTAGAATATGAAGATACTCGTATAGGGTATAATTGGCGATTTAATGGTATTGAACATATGATGTTCCTAGCAGCAGACAAGAACACGACTCCATGTTATACAATGCCGCACACAGAGGTAGTAGCAGATATTGATGGTGTACATAAAATGATAGCAGAAACTAATTTCAATGTAGTTGTAAAGGATTTTGCTGGTACTTGGAGAAACGGGATCACTCCATATGAGGTCGTTATGTAGTTGAAATTACTATATAAATACCTTGACAAAACATGTAAACATAGTATATAATGGTATCAATGTTATAGTATATACATATACATATAAAACTTATAGGGGATTACCAATGATTAATACAAACACAGTAAAAAGCATCATCCAAGATGAGATTAATAAAAGTACCGACAGTAGTGTAACAGAGGTTTTGTTTTCAATTAAATCACGCATCAAAGATTTAGAAGAGAATGATTTGAACAACATGTTTGAAGATTTCTTGCAGCGTGAGATTGTAACCGCAGAAGAGAAGAGATCATTAAACATGAGCGCAGAAGCAAAATTACTGAGCGAAATGTTTTAATTAAATGAAAAATACATTCGTAAGTAGAAAGGATCTACCCACCTGTTTAGCACCTTGGCACGCATTAACCGTTAAATGGGGTGGGAATGTTATCCCTGATATTATCTATAAGGGAAAATTAGGTAATATTAATAAGCAATCATTAAGTGAAATACTTGAGGGTGATGCATATACTGAACTAAGACAAGCACATCGTAATCGTGAGATTCCTAAATCATGTCAAGGTTGTGCGAATAAAGAAAAAGTGGGTCGCAGTCGTCGACTATTTTTTTGGGATAGAATTGATCATGAGACAAAGGTTGCAAGTAAGGATCTTACTGTAGACTCTGCTCCTGATATTAGGTATCTTGATTTCACTCTTAGTAACAAATGCAATCTAGCATGTATTCACTGTGACCCGTTTGTAAGCACTGGTTGGACTAAAGATGGTAAGGCTCTTAATAGAGAAAAGCCAGACTATTGGACAGACCAACCTATCGGGTATCATGGTGCAAGTATATCATTCATGGATAATCTGTTTAAGAATCCAGAGTATTTCCGCAACCTGCAATGGGTCGCGCTTCGTGGTGGTGAACCGTTGTATGATGAAATCTGTTTAACAGTATTGCAATGGTTTGTAGACAATGGTATTGCTAGTAGCGTATCATTAGACATCAGTACAAATGCCACAGTATTCAAAGAAGAATTTAGAGAATTGTTTGCTCACTTTAAACATGTGGAATTATTGATTAGTGTTGAAGCAACTGATGAATTATATAGTATCATTCGTGGTGGTCCAGGTTACACATGGGATCAACTGAACGAGAATATAGAAAAATTCTATGACATACCAAATGTAGAGGTAGTATTTGCTGTTACAGTAATGATCACTAATATATTTAATTTAGATAAAGTCTATGATTGGTTTACTACCCACCATGCACATCGTGCAAGTATTTCTATGAGCAATGTGGTAGTTCATCCTGGATATCTGAATATAGGTAATATGCCAGAAGAGTTGAAGGCATTGGCATATGATAAAATAAAGCATGTACCAAATTTAGAGTTATGGCCCAGTAAAAGTGCAAACTCAGATGAAGGTGAATATCAGACAGGTATTGAATCTATTCGTAATGGATTGATGTCGTCTAGCGATGATGTGGAAGAATGTAATAAGCAATGGGAGTGGTTTCTAAGATACACTGCCGATTTAGATAGGTTGCGAAAAACAGACACATTGAAGTACATACCAGAAATAGAGAGTTATGTCCGATAGTGCAATTTGCACATTTGTATCAACACAAGATGGTATCGTAGTTGTACATCACAGAGAATGGGCTGGCTACATATATGACGATGAATGCATATGGCATAATGATATTGGACCCGCTGTTGTATGGCCTGACGGACATGCTGCATGGTGGTTAGATGGAAAAGAATTTAAATTTAATGAATGGGTCAAAGAAGTTGACCTAGCAGATGAAGAAGTGTTTTTACTAAAGATGATATATTTGTAAAGACATAGCATAACAGGGAATACATAATGAGCAACAATCCAGACTTTGGTAAAACAGGCAACAGTATTTGGAATCAACCATTTATTGATTATATACAAGATGAAGTATTGCCGAACATGAATTTAGCAGATGTTGGTACAGCACCAGCAGAATTTTTAGAACTATATCCAAAATGGATACAAAGCAGCAAATTAAATAACTTTACAGGTTTAGATACATATCCTGATCGTTATGTTAGTTTAGGTACTACGCAAGCATTAGAATGGTGGCAGTATTGGTGCATCGCTACTGGACAGAACTTAAAGGTGTTCAGAGGTGAGTACCCATACAATCGTGATGTGTGGTTGGGACCAGAAATGAATTGGTCAGATAGTATTGACGATACGGGATTATCCGTAGGTGATGCGGTTATCATTAGTATTCCATTCAGTGGTAACGGACGTAAGCACGAGCGATGGGATTGGTTAATTGAAGAGTGTACAGCAAAGAATATACCTATTCTAGTAGACTGTGCATGGTTTGGAACTTGTTTTGATATTGATGTTGATTTGTCACATGATTGTATTAAGATGGTTGCATTCAGCACTGGTAAAGGATTAAGCGGTGGCAACTGGCGTGCTGGTATTGTGTTCAGCAGATTAGATGAAGATCGTTGCGGTATGCGTGTACAGACAGAATGGAATCACGGAATTCATTTGAATGTAGCATTGTCTAATGCGCTAATGAAAAAGTTCAGCCCAGATACTATGCCGAACAAATATAGAGAAGCGCATAAAATTGTATGTGATCATTATGGATTTAGTGAGACTAATACGATACATATTGCACAAGCACCAGATACACCAGAATGGGATATGTTTCATCGTGATCGTGCATATAATCGTATCAACTTAGCAAAGGCATTGAAGAGGTATAAAAATAATGGCAAATTTGCCGAGTAACGCCTGCGCATATCCATTCAAGGCAGCAATGCTTGCAAACGGCACTCCTGCTACGCCTTGTTGTAAATTTCATAATCATTTCTTATCAGATGATGATAACAAGCATATGTTTAAAGATATTCGTGAGACAATGTTAAAGAACGAATGGCACAAGGGTTGTTGGAAATGTAAAGCCGATGAAGATAGTGGTCATGCTAGTATGCGAACAGAAGCAGACGAATTCTTTGATAACTTTACTGATTCAATTCAATTAGAATATCTTGAGATCACAGTAGGAAATCTGTGTAACCTCGCGTGCGTGGGTTGTGGACCTGAGTATAGTCATACATGGGATAAAGACGCTCGTGCGATTAATCTAGTAGAGCCTGATTTACTTACCCATTTTTCAAAGAATAGAGAATATGATTTAGATTCACTAAGCATGGATCAATTATCTCACTTAAAAAATATGAAAGTAACTGGTGGTGAGCCGTTCATGCATAAGCAGTTTTTACGATTCATTAAGAGATTAGTAGATAGTGGTATTGCGCCAAATATAGATATTGAGATTTTTACAAATTGCACATACTGGCCAGCGAAGATGAACTTAGATTATCTACTAGAATTCAATAACTTGAGAGTTACGAATAGTATAGATGCAGTCGGTGAATTAAATGACATACTACGCTATCCATCGAAATTCCCTGCCATAGAATCGGTATTGAAACAATGGGCTGAGTTAGGCACTAAATATGATAAGGTAGAAGTATTTGTTGCGTGCACAGTTGGTGCATTAAATGCTCCTGTATTAATAGACTTGATGAAATGGGCAAGATTTGATATGGGTGTGCAGATTATGTTACAAACAGTACACGAACCACATTGGTTGAGTGTTGTACACCAAACAGATACCTACAAGAATAATTTGAGAGAGATGGTAGAAGAGCAATATAAAGATTGTCACTGGAAATTAAAGAAAGCATATACATTATTAATTTCGTTGTGTAAAACCAATAACGCAGAAGATAATAGTGAGATTTATTTAGATCAGATGAACACGTTATTTGATTTACGAAACAATAATGCAGAAGAATACATACAAGGATATAAGAAATTATTAAATGAAAGATATTAACGAACTAGCAAAAACAACCTCATTTTGTATGATACCATTCATGCATACTTACGGAACTGCGGGCGGTGATATCGTACCTTGCTGTGAAGCACAAGATACAAATTTTAATGAGCCCGGTGCTGCAATTGAAGACACATGGAATAATGACAAATACAAAGAACTTCGTAGGGCACTCACTAGCAATGAAATACCACCAGAGTGTGATGTATGTTGGCACAATGAAGGAAGTGGTGTTAAATCAAATAGACAGCAATGGTTTGAAGATGATTGGGATAATTACAAAGATTTGATTAAACTCAATGATGATTACTCTGTAGATAATCCTCCATTATGGATAGAATTAAAGGTTTCTAACTTCTGTAATTTGAAATGCATTATGTGCAGCACACATAGTTCGTACAAGCGTGTACAGGACTTAGATATCATAGAAAAGTATATGGGTTCTGGTTATCACGAAACACGACTCCTACGACCTACTACGCTGTTTGAGAGCATAAACGAATGGGACGGCTTCTGGGATACTGTTAAGATACTACAATTTACTGGTGGTGAACCAATCATTAATCAAGAACATTACGACTTGCTTGAATCTATCCCAGTACATTTACGATCTACAATCAAGTTACGATATGCATCTAACATGAGTCATTTAACATTTAAGAAATATGACTTAATAGAAATATGGAGTCAATTCAAGCATGTTAATATCAAAGTGTCACTTGATGGTGTCAATGATGTTTATGATTACATTCGTGAAGGTGGTGATTGGAGTAAAGTAGAAGCGAATCTGAGTGTACTGAATGACATAGAGCATATAGACTTAGCATTGGGTATTACTATACAGGCACATAATATATTTCAGATGCCAGAATTTTATGAATACTGGAAGCAGAGTGACATTGACTTGATATTCATTACTGCTAATATATTACAGACACCAAAGATATTAAGCCCAGCGGTATGGCCTGAACCTTATAGGTCAGCGATAATAAATAAATTAAGAAAGCACGAAGCAGATCATCCAGAGATGGATAAATTTGCAACTTATATGGAAAATAATCAACGAGATTATATCCAATATACTAAGATGCGTAAGTACACTCGTGATTTAGAAAATAGATATAATCCTAAGATGAAGTTAAATGAGATGATTGAACATTATCTTGAGATGCCACTTACTGATTTTTTAATAGATATGAACAATGATATATAAATACGAAGATGTTGATCTAATAAAAGTAGAAATGGAAATAACTACATATTGCAATGCAAGGTGTAGATATTGTCCTCGCACTGACAAGATAACGGGCGGTCCGCAATCGTGGTTAGTACAAGAGCATATGTCACTTGAAACATTTAAACTCATATTTGACCCGCAAACTGAAAAAATACGTCAACTTAAATTCTGTGGACAGTTCGGTGATCCTATGATGAATCCTAGTGTGGGTAAGATTCTTGATCATGCATTGAGGTATGATAAAATGAGCATACTAATAAACACAAACGGTGGTCTTAGGAATGTTGAGTGGTATAAAACGTTTGCTCAACGATATGGTCAACGACTACAAATACATTTTGGTATTGATGGATTAGATCATGACACCAATTGGAAGTACAGAGAAGGTGTAATATTTGACAAAGCATATAACAATATGTTATCGTTCCATCAAAATGGCGGTGACACGACTTGGCAATTTATATTGTTTTCATGGAATGAACACCAACTGGAAGAAGTACGTGCAAGAGGATTATCACTAGGTCTTAATCAGACATTTTTAGTTGATGGTGAATATAGACAACATCTAGAACAAACTAATCCTGCAAAGATAGACGAGTTTAGACTGAGGTTTGCAAATATAGGAGTACATGACTATCAAGGAATCTAATAAATTTTCTAATAAAAATAAAAATAATATTGAATGTTCGGTCGTAGTTAATAACTATATGGACGAAGGAATGGTTCAACGACCACTAGAACTGACAGTACAGGGTAGGGTATTACCATGTTGCTATTATGCAACATATATTAAAAATCCTGATAGTGAACTTACAGATCCCGTATGGGATAAACTGTTTGAAGAAGACCCTGATTGGAATAATGCAGTAGTTCATGGATTTGATAAGGTGTCGCAGCACGAGATATGGTGGACACATATATGGGATGAAGGATTTGATAGTGATAATCCACCACCAATATGTGCACATTTTTGTACTAAAAATAAGTAATAAAAATGACAAAATATAAATATGATGATATAGATAGCATTGATCTTGAAATGGCAGTTACCACACATTGTAATGCTAGATGTCGTGGTTGTCCAAGAACTGATAAAGATACTGGTAAGAAGATATCATGGTTGACACTTTCACATATGAAATTATCAACATTCAAAGCGATTACCACTGGACAAGACAATGTACGTCATATTAAAATATGTGGTGAGTTCGGTGATCCAGTAATGAATCCACAATTGAAAGATATGATTGATTATGCTATGACCACTACTGACATAACAATGATGATTAATACGAATGGTGGGTTACGTAATGCATCATGGTATAAATCTCTTGCAGATCAGTATGGTAAACGAATTGTTATTGTGTTTGGTATTGACGGATTAGATCATGATACCAATTGGAAATATAGAGAAGGTGTAGAATTCGACAAAGCATATAACAATATGTTGACATTTCATGCAAATGGTGGTAGAGTTAAATGGCAGTTTATATTATTTGAATGGAATGTTCACCAATTAGAAGATGCACAAAAACAAGCAAATGATCTTGGTATACCAATGATATTCATAGTAGATTTTGATTTTGCAGAGAGTCTTGGCAAATCTGAGATAGATCAATTAAAAGAACGACTTAATAAAATAGGAGTTGCGTATCGAAAATTCTGAATTCACCAATAAAAATAATATCGTATGTGACGTTGAATG